ATATTGGATTGGTCTGGTCTATCAGGTTCGTTGAATAACATAACGTAATTGTTATAATCTACGGGAAGGTTTGGATCAGCACCTCCCCAACTCATAGGTACACATCTACTTTCTGCTTCAGGACAAGCACCCCAATTGTAATACCAGGATGAATTGGTTCTTTCTAAATCTTCTATAAATACATAAGGCATACCTATACCCTTCGCAATCTCTTCTCCTTTAGCTATCTTTACCCAAAATAAAGAAGTAGATAAGATAACTGCCATTATCATAATCGTAATTATCTTATGCTTCATTTATTTCTTCCTTGTTACACTATTAAAAATTGCTGAGAATAATGCATCTAAATCCTGACGATCATCTGGATAAGTTACTTCCAGTACAGCAATAGTCTTTACAATTACATCAGCATCCATGTATTCACTTATAGAATTTATAATTAAATCCCTTAGCTTCTCTCTTGCTACTGCATTAGTTACAGGGAATATTATCTTCTTTACCAATTTATTCTCCTTTATATGTAATTGTATAGCACTCCCAAATTCTGCTTGCATAGCAAGCAACAGTTTGTCCATCTATATCTATGAATAATTTTCCATCAATATCTACATAAACATAAATACTTTCATTATTATTATATTGTTCATAGCCATCATCATAATAAACTTTAATATAATCTATTTCTTTGTTCATTTTATTCTCCTTTTACACATTGTATAGTTCTTTGGCAGGGAGTTCGGATATTCTCCGCATTTGGAGTTACATGACTTGTCAGTAGACTCTCCCTGCCAATATTAATATTACCATAAATATAAAAATATAATAATTAAGATTAGATTAGAATTCTTCTTCAAAATTGGGCTTGTTAGAAAATTTAATGTCTATCCGTAATACTTCCTTTACCCAATAAACAGATACTTTCCCCTCTAATACTGTCTTATCTATTCGATCTACTGTATGAGATAACAACATCGGAAAAACTTCATTCAAAAATTCATTTAATGTTTTCATTTGTACTCCATTTGTACTAATATAGTGTAATTTGAATTAATAATATTTTGATTCTTTCCATTTTTCGATGGGATTTCCTAGTACAGATAAATGCTCTCTTCTCTTTCCGTGTCCACTTGAAGCAGGTTTAATATTATATTCTGGGTTTCTAGTATCAATATAGAATTTTTCTCTTACAGACAATTTATTTTCGTCATTAAATATTTCTAATATTTCCCAAACAAATGCATTCAATCCAAATTCTTTCCAATCAGATTGGAGTAATTTATTATTATGTTTTCCTGAATTTAATTGATATTTATGGTGTTTTATACGAATACAAATATCTAAAGAAGAACCTATATATTCTTTACCAGATTTTTTATTCTTTATTAAATACACCCCAATTATCTTACCATTTTCTTTAATTGATTGTAATTTATCTAGTAATTGTTTATTTATTTTTTGTTTAACTATTAAAATTGGAACATATCTTTCAGACAATGAAAATTCTCCTAATGAAAAATTTTTATTTCAGAGGAAACCAGTTCCCTGCGGGTGCGATAAACATCATAAAGTATTCGTATAATCCATCAAAACCGGACATCCAATAATATAATTTTTAAATTGAATCTTGTCAAGGGTATTTAGGGTGATTCTAATACAATCTTAACAATTCATCTTAATTATTGTTTTTGGTTGCTAATTCTATTAATATCTGATACAATAAACATATAATAAAGGAGATAGATATTATGAGAAGAGGCATGTTGAAAGTTCCTTATAGTAGACCAGAAAATGATAAGATCGTATTTGAAACTTGGTTTTCTGAGAGTTCTTTAGAAAAAGCAAGGGTGAAACTTCGTGATGATGGAATAGTAAATGCTTGGGGTAAGCCTTATGCTACTCAAGATTCAGTTCGTAAAGCTGCTGTTCGTTATATGGTAAATAATTACGAAGAAACAAAAAAGATGCTTATAAAAACTTATGAGAAGAATGGTTATATTGTGGAGAATGATTTTATTGAGCGTTATATGATAAGATTAGCTGTGTCATATTTAGCAAAACCAGAGAGAGTAAAATTCTGGTTATTGGAACATGATCTACTTGAAAAACATGAAAGGTATATTGCATCATTGATAGCAGTTTGAAATGATTAATTATACTGAAGAAGAATTAGAAATATTCTTGGAATTCGATGATAGATGTGCTAGGTGTGGTCAGCCATCTATTGTTCTGCATGAAATAGTTCCAAAGTCTAAACGTCCTAAAACATGGAACACTAAAGATAATAGAATACCACTTTGCAACGATTGTCATCTTCTCGCACACGCAAAAGGAACAAGGAATAGCAAAGATGAATTACAATCCCTCAGATATACCAGTAAATACCGTAGAGCCACCAACAAAGAAAGTTTATAATAATCCTTTTCCTTCTCAATACATGGATAAGGTCTTTTATATTTGGTACAGCCATGGCAAACCAGGATCAACTGGTCTGCTTCCACTTATACCCGCTGATTTGGATGAATTTGGAAGATTACCTACTCCAAGATCGCTTGTTCAATGGATAGGTGCAGAATTCAAACCAAGAGCAGAATTGCTAGATGAACAAATCAAAAGAGAATTAGAAGCACAAATAGTCTCCGAAAAAATTGCTATGTTCAAACGTCATGCTGATGTTGGATTAAAGATGCAGGACATGGCAATTCAGTATCTCAATGAAAATAGAGATGAATTATCTGCACCAGCAGCAGTTAGATTGTTGGTAGAAGGTATCAGGATAGAACGTGAAAGCAGAGGTATTCCTGCTGCATTGGATAAGATGTTGAATATGGATGATACTCAACTTATGAATGAGATACAGCAATTAATGGAAGGTGCAGGAGTGACTTTGGAGGGTATAGATGCCGATAGCTGACCTTCATAATGTTGGATTTCTGAAGGCAACTAGAACTATGCCTGAAGCAGAAAGAAAGAAACTTGCTGCTTTAATTGCAGAAATGCAGAATAGAGGATTACAGATACCAAAAGAACTATTAGATAAAAGTGTAGCTAGATGGTATCCTGACAGTAATGGGTATTTTGTTCGTTCTGAAGGAAAACATTATAGTCCATATCAAAGTCAAACAGATTTTGTAAATTCAAATGCTCGTTTTTCACTTTTCTACGGCAGTAGAGGTTGCATAGATGGAAGCACAGAAATAGGTGGAGTTCCGATAGCAGAAAGGAAGTCTATTGGATTAGTTCCAACTCTTCATGGGGATAGATTAGCTTCTGATGGATTTGTTAGTGGTAAAGATTATTTATATAAAATTACAACTCAATTGGGAAATTCGGTTGTGGCAACAAAGCACCACCAGTTTCTAACGCCATCTGGATGGCTTCCATTGAATCAACTTTCAATTGGGAGTTTAGTATTTTCTGATGGAACTTACAATGGAGAGATTGGGAAGGAAAAATCATTAGATTATTTGGTTGGTTGTTCTCATGATTTTCATCTATATGATGAATTACATAGCCTCTTGGGAGAGGTTTTCCTAAACATATTGCAGCAACTTCATAAGATTGACGGCGATAATAGTGCATTGGACGACTCCTTCCACCTTTCCATTGTGGATTTTTTGATCCAGATGCTTTACCAACCCTTCTTGGAATATTCATTTGGATTATTTTCTTATAAACAACTTTTGTTGATAGTCCAAGCATCTTTGCTATCTCTTTACATCCATTTCCTTGAAGATATAAATCTGCAACCTTTTCAGGAACATGAATCTTTATTGGGTTATTATTTCCCTTTCCAACAAATATTCCAAAATGATGTAAAGCATTATTTACAGTCGGTGGACTTACTCCTAATTTGTGAGCAATTTTTGTCTGATTATGTTCTTTCTGATATTCAATCCAAATCTTATTCCATAAAGGATTTCCATTTATCAAATCATCAAACGAGCGATAAGGTAGTTTTGTACGACCCATTTTTGTTATCCCTTTTCCCAATAAATAAACATAATTATAATGCAAGATTTGATAAAATACAAGATATAAAATTTGAGAAATTTGGGGATTTCTATGATATTCAAGTTCCATTTGAGGAAAATTATTTGGCAAGTGGAATATATCATCACAACTGCGGAAAAACGGCTACTGGAGCACAAAAAGCACTTAGGAAGATACAGCAGGGTATGAATGGTGCAATATTAAATCCTGATTTTGAGAATTTTAGAATTTCCACTTGGCCTGAATTTAAAGAATGGATACCATGGGATAATGTAGTTCCAGCACATAGATATCGAAGAAACGAACAATGGCAACCATATCAGCCTTTTGTAATGGCATTTACTAATGGAGTTCGAGTTATTTGTAAAGGTCTAAAAGAAGCTGGAAGTGGTCGAGGGCCTAATATTAATTGGTTATGGTATGATGAACCTTCAAGAGATGAAACAGGAGATTCATGGCAGATTTCTATTGCTGCTGTTCGTATTGGGTATATGCCACAAGCATGGGCAACTGGTACTCCAAGCACTAAAGCACCATGGGTAAAGAAATTCTTTATTGATAGAGATATTCCAGAAGATGCTATAGAAGCATTCAAATTAGAGGGACTAAATAGAGAATTGGTGGATTGCTATTATGGCAATATTGAGATGAATAAGAATAATTTAGACCCTGGATATTATGCTTCCATGTTGGCTGCTTATCCTTCTGGATGGCTTCGTAAACAAGAGATTATGGGTCTATTCGTAGATGAAAGTGGTACATTAGGTGATAGCAGTTGGTTTGATGGAAAGATACTAAGTGAGCCACCAGAAACAGTTACTAGTAGATTACGATTTTGGGATTTAGCTGCTACAGAAAAGAAGTTAGCAGGTAAGAAAAAGAATGATCCTGATGCTTCTTGTTCCACCAAGATGTCTTATATCAAAGAAGAACATAAGTTTATTATTGAAGATCAAACCAATGCTTTTATGAAGTGGGAAGATTTGATTGAACATATTATAAAAGTTGCACAAGATGATGGTATTGGAGTAAAAGTAGTTGTGGAACAAGAACCAGCATCAGGTGGAAAGAACCAAGTGGCAGTTATAGATTTAGAATTAAAGAAAAGGATACCTGGGCATCCTGGTTGTACTGGATACCGACCTAGTGATAGGGTCATATCAGCTAACATATGGTTCGGAGAAGCTGCTGCTGGAAATATGTATATGGTATATGGTGCATGGAATAAACCATTCTTACAGCAATTAGATGAATTTCCAGGTTCTTCACATACACATGATGATAGGATAACTTCTACAACAGGTGCAAGATTAAATATTGCACCCATTAAAAAATGGAAAACAATAAAATTTTTGAGTTTGTGATATAATATTCATAATAAATTGCAATTTATTAGGGTGACACATGCCAAAAGTAAAGACTACTTATCCTGAGCCAACTAGGGAAAAAGGGCAACGTAGTATTGATTTGCCCGATATGTATATTAATCGAATATTACCTGCATACTCCCAACCATCTTGGCAGGAAGCAGATTTTTGGCGTAGGGCAGTTGCAGGTCAGCCATTTGCTACAATTTGTAGGGATATATTAATTGATAAACTACTTGCTTTGGATTGGAAGATAGAACCTAGAGATGGTACAAAGCGAGATGAATATAAAAAGGAAATAGAATATTATACGAAGTTCTTTGAAAATACGGGGGATTATGAATATGCGGAAATTATTGAATGGATAAATAAAGATGCTTTAGATATTCCATTTGGGGGTGCAGCAGAAATAGGTCGTGAAGGTGATGATCCAACAGGTCATGTTGTATGGATAGAACTGCTTGATGGTGGTACATTATTTCCAACTTACAATTCTGATTATCCTGTCGGTCAATCTTTGAAGGAAATGCCATCCTACACCGTGTATTTTCCATGGTATGCAATAAATAGATTATATTCTTCACCAAGGACAGATATAAAGCGTAAGGGATGGGGGATGCCTCCACCAGAGAAGATATTCTTGGCGTTAGTATCTTTAAGTCGTGGTGATGTATATTATGCCAATTTATTGTTAGATACTCCTGAAGTTGGAATATTGGATTTAGGAGATATGGCAAAGGATAGTGCAGAAGATTGGATAAAATCATGGAGAGGATTACTTAATGGAATTGATCCATTTAAAATTCCTGTGTTGTATGAACATGATAAACCAGCAACATTTATCCAATTTAATCGTTCCCCAACTGAATTGATGTTTGATAAAACTTTAATGAAATATGCAGGTATATGTGCTGCTGGATATGGGATGACATTAAGTGATTTAGGATTTTCTGCTACTTCATCTGGTGGAGAAACATTAGCAGGTGGTATCAGGCAGGAAAGAAATACTCGTAAAACTGGATTAGCAGTTGCGAAGAAGAAAAATACTGCATTCTTCACAAGGATGCTTCCTGAATATTTGAAGTTTACACTTATTGATCTGGATGATGAACTAAGTGTGGCATTAGGTAGGGCAAGATTGGCTAATGCTACTGCATGGCAGATAATGGTAGATAAGGGAATATTTACTCCGAATGAAGCAAGAGCACAAACTGTTGCTGATGGATTAATAACAACTTCCATTCCAGAGAAGATAGAAGGTGGAGATGAAGTAAGACAACCAATGCAGCCTTTTGGTGGACAACCACAGGAACGTCCTGGATTACTAGGAAAAACAGTAGCACCTTCTACTGGTGGATATGGTGAAGTAAAAAGTGATATAGAACAGGAACTATCTGAAGTTACAGATTTAACATCAGAATTAGAAGTTTCTGATGAACAAGAGCAATTATTGTAGTTTAGGAGGCACAAAATGGCAGAAGCAAGATTATGGTTAGGTGAAAAGACAGTAATGGAACTTGATCCAGTAACAGGTGGATGGTTCTTGAAGGTTCAGATAGATGGTACAAGTGTAACTCCAATAGGGATTACTGAAAATTGGAGGGTTGCTTTATATCCAGAAGAAACTATAACTGGAAGCAATAAACTTATTACTGTTCCTGCTGGACAGGAATGGCAGATATTATCTATTTGGGTAGAATATACATCTACTGGAACTGTTGGAAACAGGCAACTATCTATTCAGCATATAGATAATGCAGCAGATATAATTGGTGTATGGCAGCCAAGTATAGTTCAGGCAACCAATTTAACATATAACTATTATTTTGCAATTGCCATGCCTGATCTGTTAGGATTAAGGGATTCAGTTTATCTAATAACGCCATTACCTGCTGGATTAATATTATCTGCTGGACAGCAGCTAAGGGTATGGGATAATAAATCTATCAATGCTGGAGGGGATAGAGTTGTCCTTCAGATGACATATGCTTGGCGTACTGTTTAGAGGTGCGATATGAGTGGTGGAATAGGTATAAAAGGTATAGGTACTATTCCTATTGTTAGGAAGGGTGCTAGTTTTGGTATGCCACCTTGGGACTTCAATCCCAACTTAGTCACCTTCACTCCTGGCATGGCTAAACGTGCCACTACGG